GGTCTCTCAGACTCAAACTGATCTGGGAAAACTTGTCTAACTCGAGAATTTAACTTCTCGTAATACTCGTTGGACTGAGGATCAACTCCAGATTTAACTAGCTTGGTGTGGAGTCCAAGTGCAAAGCTAGTCATCTCATCATCAGAACCAAACCATCTATTTTCTGATTGCCACGCCATAGCTTTTTGGTCTACGGGCGGCTGTTTTGTAACTTGTTGTGGTATTTGTACCTCAGATTTTTGTTGTTGTAAAGGGGCAGGCTTAAAATTGTTCACGCGCTCCATCTTGGATTTAGCGGCAATCAATGCTTCCTGAGCATCCACAATAGCGTCTGAGTCACCTGATTCATAGGCTTCTTTGTATCTGGCCTTGGCTTTTTCAACCTCGTTACCAACTACTTTTTTAGCCTGTTCTAGCAAGGCTTGCTGGTTGGTATTCAAAGAGCCTTTGAGCTTTTTGTTCTCCTCAACCACGGCTTGAGCAATACGCAGGGCTTCTTCTCTCTCCCGCTCTGCTGATTCTTTAGCACGGCGTTCTTCGTGATAGCCCTTCGTAAAATGCTGGATGCGCTTGCGCACGCCCTCATCGTACTTAGTTAGTTCATCCTCGGCAAAGTCCTTGGGAGGCTCTTCCATGCGGCTACGCCCACGGTCTTCCTCGGGGGTGTCGTCTACTACCTCGACTTCCGTCTCGCCTTCAATCTCGTACTCGACTTTTTCTTCACTGTCGGCTTTGACTTCTTTCTCGTCGGGGAATTTATATTCTTCGTCTTTGGCCATGATCTACTCCTTAGTTGGGACGTTGAATGCCACGGGGGTCTTGTACGACCGCTTGAATAGAGTCATCATTAATGAGTCTCCATTCTGTACCGTGAATCTTCATGCGGGTTCCCGTGTTAGGACGTACTAACACAAAGTCACCAACTTTACAGGATGGGCCAGAAGGGAATCGGGCTTTATCTGCAAACGCATCTGGGCCAATTTTTGCCACAAACAACACGGGGGATAAAAGCTCCTCGTGATACATAGCAGTAGCAGACTTCAAAATCCCAGTCTCGCTAAACTCCTCTTCGGCCTTGGGCAACATACACAAAATATGGTACGTCGCTGGATCAGGCACTTGTTTGGCTTTTTCTTCAGCGGATACATTGAGTACCGCCGATAAATCTACCGCACTAACATCAAATTCAGTCATCTTCAGAGTCCTTTAATTTACGCACGAGGTCACCTATTTCATACTGCGCAGTCTGGAGACCTCGGATAAAACCGCACAGTTCTTTGTAGTGATCGTAGGATTTCGCGCTACCATCACACAAAACTTCAGCTTGACTCTTACGATGCTCTTCGAGCTTAGAGGAGAGCAAATCTAGGATTCTTCTGTCCATATTTATCCTTCACCGGGCGGTTGTTGGGCTTGCTGTTTTGCCTGCATCATTTTTTGCAACATCTCCATCTTGTGTCGCTGATCGTTCTGCCCAATTTGCTGCTGGGCTTGCTGCGCCTGAACTTGTTGCTGCTGTTGCTGATTTGCAACTTCTAGGGCATGTAACTCCTGCGCCTGCATAATTTCTTGCTGCATACGCATCGCCGCCATGTTCGGATCTTCACCCGTCTTGGCTGCGCTCTCGCGTGCTTTGAGTGATAGCTCCTCGGCTTTAAGCTGCAAGTCGCCACGTACTTTGAGCTCTTTGGTCTTGGCATCTTGTGCTTTGATCTGGAGTTCTGCTTGCTGCATCTGCACGAGCGGGTCTTGCTGCATCTGCTGGGCTTGCTGTTGTTGCTGCTGAGCCATGTTTGCATTGAGAAGCTGAGCGGATGCTTGCGCAACCAACTGAGACAACTGCACCTCCACTTGCTCTGGCAACTGCTCTCCGGGTGGGGGAAGTGGCACGCCCATCTGCTCTTCAATCTTGCGGCGGTATGAGAACGCTAAGTGTTCTGCAATGTGCGCTTGGATTGCTGCCATCATCTGCTGAGCCATGGGGTTCTGACCCATCGTTGCCGCAATCATTGGATCCTTCATAAACGTCGTATGCACAGCGATGTGAGCATCTTGGTCTTGATAGATAAACGCACGAGTTGGCTCGCCTTTGAGGAAGCCCATGTTCTCGCTGATTGGATCTTTCGGCTTCTCGTCGTCCTCTGTGGGCACGAGCTTGTCAGCGTTCTTGATGCCCAACACTTCAATCATCTGACGGTGCAACTGCGGTAAGTCATAGATCTGCGGAGCCTGTTGCGCCAACTGAATAACAGCTTGGTACTGCATGATGCGCTGAGCCATCGTCGCGCTGTTGGGGTCACTTACTGGAATAACGTCAACTGCATCATAGTCAGACTGCTTGGCCATGCGGTCACCGCTGACTGGGTCATACTCATACTCGCTCGGTGCATAGTCACGGATGATGTTCTTCAAGAGCTTAAACTCTTGTTTCATCGAGTAGTGCACACGAGCCTGTACAGCAGACATAGTCTTTAACTGACGCTCAAGAATAGCCAGCGTCGTACCAACAGGTGCGTTAGCACTCATATCACTGACTTTCATGTCAGCAACAGAACCCAGTCGGCGACCTTCTTCCGTGATCTTATCTAAGAGCCCTGCCAGAACCTGTGATGGTTCTTTGTATGGCAGAGCCATGATGTTGTCACGGATTGAACCAGAAGGCACGTCCATGTCGCGGAACTCACCCGGAGAGATTGGGGTATCGTCGTCTTTGATTCGCAAGCCGCGTGTCTTCAAGCCACCGGGCAGATTGCTCAGTGTGCCAGCGTCAATGAGTTGTCTAATAAGAGATGTACCGGCCCGGGCATAGCCACCAATAAGGTGTATGAAGCCAAAGCCATAAGCACCAAAGCCGGGTATGTAATCGTACTGGACAAAATGCTGGCGCTTAATCTTGAGATCGTCTTCTTCTTCCCAGTTGCGGTAGATAGAGAGGATTTTGTTTGTGCCTTTATCAATAGAGATAATGTACGGAAGAGCAATCTCATCTTCATCTTCGTAGCCGGGTAAGTTGTAGTCAATCTGGATTTCATAAATCTGATAGCGGTCGTCGTCCGTCAAGCTGTAGCCCTGTTCATCGGCTTTTTTCTTCTCAACGTCTGTGTGTACTTGAGCAGGCTCACCTAACTCAATCTCACGGTAGAAGCCTGCAACTTGCAACTTCTTTACATCGTTCTTTGTCTTGCGCATGATGTGAGACACGCGCTCTGCTGTACGTGCGCCAGAGGAGCCGTAAGGAATGATGATGTCTTCAGCAGGAATAAACACCGAAGTCTGACGACCAAGCGCTGGGTCGTAGTAAACTTTCTTAAACGCCGAGCCAGCTAGACCTAAGTTAAACAACATGCGCTCATGCTCAGGGCGATACTCTGACATTACTTCAGTAAGCTGATAGTTCATGTCTTCTCTGACACGCTCCGCCGCCTGCTCTTTAAGTTTATCAATTGCGCCGATGATCTCGGTTTTGACCGGGCCCGCAGCAGGGAACGTTTCAATGATAGTCTCGCTCTGGAACCGTACAGCAGCTTCTGTAAGTACCGTTGAGAAAACACCGCAAGCACCGAGCCACGGTTCAGTACGCTCTTCATACTTCATCCCCAGAACATCTAGTCCTTTGACAAACATCTCAACCCAGTCTTTGCGGGAATTGATGTCTCCGTCTACGTCACCCATGATGTCTTCAGCAATGCTTTGCAACTCATCGTCGTCCATGAAGTCAGCAAGGTTAGAGTCAAACTTTTCTTCTTTGTTCTCTATGCCGGGCTCGATTTCTATCTCTAGGCCATCCATGCCAATGCGAACACCCTCTGGGTTCTCAATCTCAATCTCAATGTCGGATATGCCACCTAGCTCTTCTTCTATACCAAGAGGCGCTGCATATAAACTTTTTTCCATTGAACTTGTAGCCATTATTAATCCTTAGTAGTACGCCGCGCGTCTGCCCGATTTAAACAATCTAACTTCGTCTAGTTCATCACTAGGAAGTCGGAGGAATCCACCTTGCCTAAAGCGCATTAAAGCAAGTGTTGTCGCGTCAACCAAGTCATCATGCTCGCCTGACGGGAACGCCCCAATCTCATCAACCAATTCTTCAGCCCAACGAGTATCGGGAACCCACACTTTCCCAGAAGCGATTATGTCCGATACTGCGTTCAAGCGGGCAATTTTGTCTTGCCCTTTACCCGGTGTGAACTCCTGCACAGGTATACCCATAGCACGCAGTTCGTAAATGAGCGGGCCACCCGTGGCCTTCTTCTCAATCAACATGCCGTCTGGCTCCCACTCGTTGTACTCGTTTAGCACATCTTTCTTCAAGTCCACCCACTCCACACGTTTGCGGTAGGTGTTGAGTAATATGATGTTAGGGCGCATATCATCTTCTTCACAGTTGAAGATGCCCCAAGTAGTTCCTGCCGAATAGTCAGCCCGTTGTGTTTTCTCAAACGCCGTGTCCCATGTCTGCAAAACATAGTCACACTTGGGCGCTCTCTCATGCGGCCATATCTTCCACCAGTCGCGCTTAATAATCGCTGACTCATTTCCAACAGGATTTTGCTGATACTGAGCTTGCCACTTAGCATTTGGCAGTTCTTCGTGCAGTGCTTCGAGCTCTTCTTTACTCCAAAACTCAGGCCAAAGTGGGTTTCCAGAGGGCAAAATAGCCGGAAATTCAATCACTTCCCAGTCGTTTTCACCCCGCAGTGCAGCGTTTTTAAGCACTTGGCCGGTCAAATCGCGCTGTGCCCAGCGTGTCATCACAATAACAATTGACCCGCCCGGCTGCAAACGCTGTCTAGGGCCAGATGTGTACCACTCATACACCTTGTCGTAGATCTCTGGGCTACTTGCTGCCTGCGCAGCCTCTTGTTCTGAGTGTGGATCGTCAATAATAAGCAGGTCAGCGCCCTTACCGGTCACCGTACCGCCCACACCAATCGCAAAATAGTCACCACCCTTGCTGGTATTCCACCGACCGGCTGCTTTTGAGTCAGCTTGCAGGTGCAAATCAGGAAATATCTCGCTGTAGACCTCAGAATCCACCAAATTTCGCACTTTTCGGCCAAAACCGACCGCTAATTCGCCTGTATTTGAGCTTTGAATGACTTTTTTGTGCGGAAACTTGCCCAAAAACCAAGCAGGTAGTAAGTAAGAGGCAAACTCTGACTTAGTGTGGCGAGGAGGCATATTAATAATGAGGCGTTTGCATTCTCCACGGGCTACCCTTTCAAAAGCTTCGGCCATCCGCTTGTGATGTTTACCCGAAATGAAGGTTGGCCAGACTCGGGCTGTAAACTGAATGAACTTCTCCTGAGATAACTCACGAGCTTTGAGCTTTTCCAGATGTATTAGCTGCTTCTCTAGCACACGCAGGTCAGTATCCGTAAGCTTGCCGGTATCAACAAGCCCTTCCAAGTCTTTCAATGAAATCTGTGCTTCACTCATGGTCAGGTACGTTTCCGCGGGTGTCCGAGTCTATGGGTTCTTCAGTATCCAGATCCGTTTCAAATGCAGAGTTATCGGCTGTAGAGTTACCCAACTGCGCATCTAGGTCATCGAGGGGTGTTATGTCTATCACGTCGCTGTGCAGCAGGCGTTTGATCCGTTCCTTGATTGAATTCTCAAGAGACTGGGATGTTGTGTGGTGCACAGTAATCTCACTGCGTTCAGTAAAGATTCCAATGTCTGAATGTTTGCCGAGCAGCTCAAGAGCCTTGATCTCAATCTTCAGGTCGCCGCAGTCAGCCAACTCAATCAGTTTGTTGGTAATCAGGTTCCGCGCTTGTTGCGCATCAGCAATAGCTTGAAAGTCGTACTTCTTTAGTATTGCTAGGGCAGCCGCAGCTTGGCCGGGTGACTTGATGTGTTTGGGTGTCTTGGCTGCTTTGGTAACCAGATCAACGACTTGCTTACCGTCTTTCTCGTTAAAGTCCAGCCCACCGCCAAGTTCTTTAATGAAGTCAGCAGTATTTGCAGCAATGGCAATGGCATCCTTCTGAGTCTTTGGGGACTCTTCGGATACGTCAAAAGGAACAGGATGTTCCGCAGTAGGTTCTAGTTTAATCACCGGGTAAGCGCACCAATGAATATGAAGACTGAAATGTAACAGCGTTTTTAATTTTTTGCAAAAATTTTTTGTGATTAGGGTTTTTACTTAGACCCGGGGGGTGTTCCCGAACTTCCCCCAAAAAGGGGGAGGGTGGAATTTTAAAACGCGAGATCGTTTGAGCTCCACAGTGTGTATGGTATTTCTAGGATTCCTCTTGGGCTCTTTGGTGTCCCCGCCCTCCGTACCCTTTGACCTTTGAACTTTTTTAAATGACCTAACATTGTTAGATCAATTCCCTATTTATTGTTCACGCTATATTTGATTTTGATGTTTTTCTGTGGTATAATATACTCAAGCAAACAAAAACAGTTTGCCTCAGTTGCCCAGTCTGTTTACTGGGTTTCATTAGAAGGTTAGAACGTATCATGGAAAATATTACAGTTACTCAAGTGTCCACATTGTCATTGTCTGATTTGCGCAACAACGTAGCAGAAGCCGTTGTCAGGGCTTATGGTGCTGAGCGTGAATACGCTATCAAGGTTTGCGAAGTGTTGCCTTTCCCTTGGTATCTTGTCGAACACAATGACAAGGGTGAGGATGCCAAAAAGGTTCACGCTGAGAAAAAGGAATTGTTTGCGGTTCTTAATAAGGCTAAGCATAGCAATCCCTCAACAGTTTGGGCTCGGGTTCGCAAGTATGCGCAAGAATACGCTGAGCCAAAAACCCCTGACGCTGATGGCGTGATTGCACCAACTGACGCACCGGTAGGCGCTCGACAAAACCGCTCGCTTACTTTGCGCTTAGTCGAGGAATTGACGACACTTTACAAAGCTACAAAGAACGCTGATTCCCTCAGCGACAAAGAACGTCAGGCACAAACGCACATTACGTCAGCATTGATTGCCATGGGTGTTGATGTGGCGACAATCGACTAAGGGTAAACCAAAGGTAAGGGGAAACCCTTACCTAACAATGTTAGGTCAATCGGAGAAATGTTATGAAATACTGTACTCAATCAAGCGAAGTCTATCAAAAGCAAGATCAAGAAATTCAAGCCTTGCTCGATGAAATTCGTGCCACTGTACCGCCATTGGTAGCACTAAGGGGAAACGTCAGGACTAACCCGCATCGTGCTAGGGTCGCGAAAGTATTCAAAGAGTATCGTTTCCCTGACGCTTACCTGACTTCTTTTTGGATTGCGTTTGCTGAGGGTAAACCCTTCCATCGTAGGTTATGGGACAAAACCTAACCCCTACCAACCTAACCCGAGCCCGCCTAGTGCGGGCTTTTTTTCGTCTTGACCTAACATTGTTAGGTCTTTTCTGATCGAGGTCTTTCTATACCAGTTCTCAGGTAGGCGGTAGCCAATGAGGTCGATCTGTAACATTAGGTATTTGAGGGTAGCTCTTTCTA